GTTGAGTCAATAATGCAAACCCTGAAACTTAGAAAGCGAAACTCAAAATGCTAAACCTCTCTTCTTCTGGCGGCTCTGGAAACTACATCCGCTTTTCTCCCCAAGCTAATGCTTGGACAAACAATCTCGGCGAGGAAATCCAACTTGGCAAGGTTGTATTCGACATCAACTCGGTGCAAACCGGCTGGCTGCAACTCGGTGTAGGTGTACGCGATTGGCAGGCCGATGTCTCACTTGGCAAGAAAGGCCAGCAACCGTCACCAGATCACAAGCGCGGATTCATCATCCACTTCTACAACAAGGCGCTCGGACTGTGCGAGTGGTCATCATCAGGAGTCGGTCCTAACATGGGATTGGAAAAACTGTACTTGGACTGCGCGGCACAGCAGGCCGCCAATGCCGGCAAATTGCCAGTGCTGGAGTACACCGGCAGCAAGCTGGAGAAGATCGGCAAAGGCACGACACGCATTCCAGCGTTCAACATCATCAGTTGGATTGATCGTCCGGCTGGCATGGATGCTGAAGGTGCTGATCATTCTGCGCCGTTTAATGCGCCAACACAGCCGCCAGTTGCGCCACCAGCGCCAGCGAAGAGCGTGATGGCCGCAGCAGTGGCTGATGACGAAATGTTTTAAGGAGTAAACCATGCAAGAAAAATATTACGCGGAAAACCGAGCAATCGTTGGCGTTGCACCAGTTGACCACAATCCAACTGTTGAGGAAAACATCAATGAAAGAATTCGTTATTTCGAATCTGAAATTGCTCGACTCAACCAATCCAAAGAAGATCTCGCGCCTTTGCTGAAGATGCGTATTCGTGATCTGCGTATGGCAGTGGAATACTAACTGATCGGCTTTAAGCACCGCTGGGTAGCACCAGCGGTTTTTTTTCCTCTAAATATTTTGAATAGGAAAACATGAATGAGTTGGCTCTTTTCGCAGGCGCTGGTGGAGGAATACTCGGCGGCAAATTACTCGGATGGCGAACAGTTTGTGCCGTTGAATGGGAGTCATACCCAGCAAGCGTACTGTGCGCCAGACAAAATGACGGTCTTCTCCCGCCTTTCCCGATTTGGGATGACGTACAAACCTTTGTCGGACATCCCTGGCGAGGAATTGTCGATGTCGTCAGTGGTGGCTTTCCATGTCAGGACATTAGTGCAGCAGGAAAAGGCGCAGGAATTGATGGAGAACGAAGCGGAATGTGGAGAGAGATGGCACGGATTATTGGCGAGGTTCGACCCCAATTCGCATTTGTGGAGAACAGTCCAATGCTCGTTAGTCGAGGACTTGAACGAGTCATTGCAGACCTTACCGCAATGGGGTATGACAGTCGGTGGGGAGTTATATCTGCTGCCGACATTGGTGCAAACCACAAACGAGAACGAATCTGGATTGTGGCTCACACCAAGCACAGTGGACATTCCGACTCGATCAGCGGAGTCGATGGAGAAGAGGTTGGACTACCGCAAAAAGATTGGCCGCAAGGGAGTGGGAGCAGGGTGTCTATCGGAACAGGTGGAGTGGTCAGGGAAGGGAGCGCCGATTGGTTACATAACCAAGGAAACTTGGCCGACTCCAACAGCGCACATGGCGAAGGAAACCAATGCGCCGAGCGAAGCGAACAGGAACGAGCCTTCTATGGCAAGTCGAGTTGGTGGTCATCTGAACCCAACGTGGGTCGAGTGGCCGCTAGAGTGGACAGACTTAAAGCCATTGGAAATGGACAAGTGCCTTTATGCGCGGCAACCGCATGGCGAATACTTACAGAAAGATAATTAAATGCAAGCAGAACAAATAGCCAAGCAGCTCGGCAACGCGAAGAAAGCAAACGGTCAATGGGTGGCATCATGCCCTGTACCGAGTCACGGCAAAGGCAACGGCGACAAGAATCCATCACTTAGCATCGACATCAATGACGAGGGCAAGCCTTTGTTCCACTGTCACGGTGGGTGCAGCCAAGAGGATGTCTTCCACACCATCAGGGCATTGCACTTGTTGCCGGAACTGGAGGAACGGCCAGACCCACTCGCCAACATCAAGCCGATACCCAAAGTGGAATTCCAACAGGAATGGATTTACACCGATGAGAATCGCCAGCCGGTGTTCGTCAAGCAAAGGCTAAAGGTGGGCGAGTCAGGCAAGACTTACCGGCTGTACAAGATTGATGAGCACGGCAGGAAGCAAAGCTCTCTGTCAGATGCACGCATAGTCCCCTACAACTTACCCGCGCTGCTGGACGCGAAGACCGCGGGACGCAACATCTTCTTGGTGGAAGGCGAGAAGGCAGCCGATGCCATCAAGTCCATTGGCATGATCGCAACCACCGCACACACTGGCGCTGGAAGCTGGCCTGCTGCCATCACCGAATACTTTGCTGGCGCTCAAGTGATCATCCTGCCGGACAACGATGTACCTGGCTGGCAGTACGCGCACAAGGCAGCCGAGGCAATCCTGCCCATCGCCAAGTCAGTCAAGGTAGTTGACCTCGGTCTGCAAGGCCAAGGCGATGATGCCTATGAATTCATCGAAGAGGGCGCAGGCAGGGACAAGCTGGTGGCGCTGGTCAAGGCAGCGTCAATCATCACCAGTGTGGATCAGGTAACAATGCCCGAAAGGTTGAATCCGATCATCAATTCAGTGCAAACAGCAACACCGGCAGCCGAGGACATCGCCAAGGAATTTGAGGCAGAGCCAACGCCACCAAAGGAACAAGCCAAGATCGGCAAGCAGATCGCCATCGAGCACTGGGACTCAATCCAAGATGAGCCGGTGAAGTGGTTGATAGATAAGGTGCTGCCTGTGGGTAGTTTTAGCGCACTCTACGGACCGCCTGGGAGTTTCAAAAGTTTCCACGCTCTTCACATTGCTCACTGCATTGCCACCGGTACGCCGTGGATGGGTAATGAAGTCACAGAGAAAGGTGCTGTGCTGTATATCTGTGGCGAGGGCTTTGGCGGTGTCGGCGCAAGGATTAAGGCGTGCAAGCAGCACCACCAAACCGATGACGGTGCGCCGATCTACGTCATCAGGCATCAGCTAAACCTGAGATCGAGCATAGAAGACTTCAACGCGCTGGTGCTGGCCGTAGAGACGCTGGTCATGGAAACCGGCATCGACTTTAAGTTGATCGTCATAGACACGCTGGCGCGAGCCTTTGGCGGTGGAGATGAGAACTCGGCCTCGGACATGATGCAGTTTGTCGTCACCTGTGGGCATATACAGAAGATCGTGCAAGGCGCTGCGCTGATGATTCTGCATCACAGCGGCAAGGACTCAGCCAAGGGTATGCGGGGTAGCTCTGCGCTCTTAGGGGCGGTGGATAGTGAGTTGGAACTGATTAGATACGAGGACTCCATGAAAGGAGTTATCCGCATTGCCAAGCAGAAGGACGGCGAAGATGGCACGCGCTATGGCTTTGAGATGGTCACTGTGGAGCTTGCGCCGCCAGCCGGATCACTGCACATTGGCGAGCCGGTCACCAGCTTGGCGGTGCAGGCCAGCGACATCAATGAGTCAGCAAAGGCCGTCAGAGGCAACAGCGGAAAGGGTAAAAACCAGCGCATGGTGATGACAACTCTGGAGACTGTGGTCAAAAGCAATGGGACACTGAAATACATCGAAGGTTCACAACGCAATGTTGTCAGGCTGGAGCAGTGGAGAGAGGAATTGTGGTCAAAGATGGGCTGCACTGATGAGGATAAAAACACATTTAAGACAGCTTGGCATCGCGCAAAGATGCAACTGTTGGAGTCAGGACAGGGCGGTATCAGCGATGGATTTGTCTGGCTGCAATTCAAAACAGAAGACAAGGAAGAGTATTGATGCTGTATATGTGTATAGGTTACAGGTTACAAACAGCATACATATGTTACCGATTGAACCCTGCATGGTTACAGTTACAGATCGAGAGTCTATAAGACTCGATGATATGTAACCCATGCACCACTTAAAACCAAGGAAACTGAAATGGCAACAAAGAGAACAGCAAACAAGCATCCAGAGACAAAGCAGCCAAGTCCACAAGCCGATGCGTGGACGATTCACGTTCAATCCAAACTGGTGGAGCTGGAGGCCGCCAAAGCAGTCAGCGATAGAAAATGGGGTGAAGATCGACTGATTACTTTAGTAGACAGTGAACTTAGGGAGAAATTCTGGATTCAAAACAGCAGATTGCATCAATCGGTGATGGCAAAGGATCACGCGAAATTCGATTCCAGCTTGGCGGGAATGATCAGAGCGTATGGCGTGCTCGATCAGTGGGCAACCGATCAAGGGATAACTCCAGCCAGCGACAGCATTCCAAGGATTGAGTGGAAGATGCAAAACGATCAGGTCATGGTGATTGTGCGGACGGTCAACGAAGCTGTGGCCATGCAGCGCGAAAGGCAAGAACTAGACAACAAGTGCATCTGGTCAATGGAAGAGCTGGAGGTGATCTTCAATGATCCGCTTGTGCAACAGATCATCAAGGTCAAAGCCTTTGATCCAACGGCCAAGGTGGTGAACTTCAAAGCAAACGAGAAATTCGGTGGACAATCAGGCTTTGATGATTTAGAAAGTGATCTTCATGCCTTTGAAGGTGAGGCAGTAGAAAAGAAATTCGATACCAAACTCGCAGGGAGACTTAAAAATGCAGCAAATTAAGCGATTAGCGGACTTGATCAAGCAAAAGGTACTGGACATCATCCAGCGCGTTAAAACGGCTCTAGGGCAGGTTTAAGCATGGCAGGAAGACCAAAATTCAGAGAAGACATGGCGCTGCTTGAGGATTTGCCAGATGACATGATTGTCTCGATGTTTGAGGCAGGCAAGTCGCAGACACAGATTTGCTACGAACTTGGCATCGGGCGCAGGGCGCTTGAGCAATGGATCGAAGATACCGATCCCACTATAATTGCGCGTGCGCGCGCGAAAGCCGCCGATAAACTCGCGGTGGAGACTCTGGACATTGCTGACAGCA